TGATTGTATATTTGATAAATACCTGCTCCGATACGCGAGCGGTCGCATAGTTTTCTTTGTCGTTAGTGCCTTTGATAGTTCCAGGCACGCCGAAACTCTGACTCATCTTCTTCTCGGCAAAATTGAGTTGTTCCGTATAATCTTGAACCTCTTGAGAGGTATATTGCACCCACTCAATCTGAGCATTACCAGCATCAGATGGTTTCCAGTTAAATAAGACTTTCCCGTTATTTTTTGCACCAGCTACTTTAGATTCGAGCTTTTCTTTTATCGCAGTGTATTTATCCAAAGATTCAGCAGTAATCAAGAACGTGCCGAGCGGCATGCCGGCATTACGCGCAAATGCGGTCATGTGTAGGCCCATCTCGTCTTGCATCTTGCGCCATGCCGTCGCAGCCTGTGTTGGAGAATAGCCCATGAATATATTCTTTTGGCTCACCCCATATTGGATTCGGATGACGCTTTCTCTATCTGCTTTAGTAAGTCGAGTAGGATCATATCCCGACACTAGAGTTATGCCGCGAAAATTATCTTCGCCGTATTTTTTACCTTCAAAGATATTGGTTTCGGATCGGCCATCTTTGCGCCATAAAAATATTTCTGAATATCCACGCGTGATCATCTCCGAGTAAATCTGTTGCAATACTTTGTATTGTGGATAGTCAGCATTTGGCTTATCTAGATAGATGGCTATTGCACTTTTTTCGTCGACCTCACCCTCTTTGTTCACATAGTAAAACGGAAACGTCGGAGCAGTTGTAATAATACGATTATAATCACCATAATAGTTATCGTACTGTCCACTCCGATTTAAGCCGTCGAAGTATTTTGTAATATCTCTTGTATAGATAGAGGTTGTATTAGAGTAGCCGTTGAAGCCATCTTTTTGTTGCACAGCGTTTCGCACAACTCGGCTATCTAGTAAGTTACGAATTATTCCCATACTTTAGATTGTATGGATTCCGTCCGAGGTGCTATCTTGTTAAATCTTTGATAATACGACGGAATTTGCGGTTAGCTTTTTTGCCTTTTGTGGCCGCTGATGCCGAATATATACCGCTTAATAGCTGACCAATCTGACGACGCTCCATGTTTCGTAACTCTTCTACCACTGATCGATGCCAACTGACACCAAAGTATTTAGCTTCGGGGAATAATTCCAAATAGGCGCTCATTCCGTAATATTTAATAAAAAGAGCGTCCTCCTTAATTACCAGATCAGCTTCTTTTTTACGTGCTAATTCACGCTTTTTCGCTCGATAATACGCAGTACGCTCTTCGTTAAAGATTATCATTTCAATGCTTCGATAAGTTCAGTAAGACTATCTCCGTCAAAATTATCTAATATTCCTATTTCATCCTGATTTACAAACAACGATCCAAGTGATTCTTGTAGCTTAAGACCGGCTTTTGCAATCTCTAACTTATCAGATTCAGGCACTTTATCGCTCTCGTTTATTGCTTCTGGCTCAATGCTATGTTTCTTAGCAATTTCAGTAGTAAGTTTATTTAGATTTGATTGTACTTCGACCAGTTTACGTTGAAACCCGAACGTTAATTTGTAGAATTGATAAACTTTGCCATCGATTTCGATACCAACTTTATTTAAAGTAATTGCCATCAGCTATATCCTTTCAGCTATATAATCTTATATTCTCACTATATATATTCCGTCCGCGCAAACTAAAAGAGAGGTGTTACCCTCTCAATTAGTCCGTTTATAGACTTTATGCAGATGCGGCGTCGTCGAATCCGAATAGTGCCTTAACACCATCATCATCGGCGTTGCAGTACATTGCAATTTCCGGCGTGATACCGTCCGAGTTATTAAGCGCGAATTCGACATCCTCCGTATTAAATTCAACATTTGTGAGTTTAATACGCTTTTGGACATCAGCTTCAACACGACATTTATCCTCGATAATGATTTCCAACTCGTCTGAGCTTGCACATGTATCGCCGCCGCCGATTTGGAAGCCAACTTTACCGTTCGCAAGAGTGGTAGTTGTAATACCTGCAATGCTGAATACTTTAAACAGTTTCCAGATATCGTCGCCCTCTAGGATTGTTGCTACCGTACCAGCTATGTCGATTTGACCACTTGCTTGACGATCCGTACCGTTGAAACGTGGTGTTTCGCGTGGATCACTCGATAGATTTAGCGTAATGCCGTCTTCTGCAAAATTCTCATCGCCTACAACTGTAGCAGTAGATGTCGTCAGATTATTGACGGTCATCTGCGGATTTTTAAAGACAAATGCTTTTGCCATTTTATTCCCCCTCGGAGGGACCGAAGCCCCTCCTAATTACAGTTATTATTAGGCTGATACCGTTGTTGGTAGAGTGATTTTAACGGCAGATGCAATACCTGTTGCTTCGCCACCGGCTTTACGAATGAACTCGATCTTCTGATTGTTGTAGTCGATATCATATTGTTCGATCGTGCGCCCTGGCAGACCTGCATTCAAGCGGTAGACCTTTGGACCAACATATGCGTACACAACATCATCTGCAACATACTCACGCTCAAAGATACGATCGACACCAATTGAGCCTGCAACCACGTCGGTAGTGAATGGCAAGCCACTAGCAGTAGTCAAACCAACTTTGCGCATTGCGGTGAGTGTTTTTGTATTCATGACTGCGTACTTAGTACCGGTCTCGTAGAGTTTCGTAACACCGTCTAGAGCAGCTTCAAATGCAGAGCTTGCGCCAGTACCGTCATACTTCACGACGTGAACGTTGTCGCTATCTTCAGCGGCAGTTTCAAACGAGACAATGTGGTCAATCTTACGATTGTTTTCAGAGTCACGTCCATCACCTACAACGAATGCGCGCTCTTCCTCTTCAGAGACTTTCTGAGGTAGCTCGCTTTTGATGAAGTTGTAAAGCATGTCGCCGAAATCGTCATCCCAATCTTCGAGTGAGATTTCTTGCAGTTTGTAGATATAACCAGTGTCAAGCTTCTGCGCATCTAAGCGGAGTGTTTGAATCTGCTTCTGTTGACCTTTACTCCACTGACCGGCACGCGCTAGATCGGCATCGCTACGCTTCTCTTTAGCGGTAGTAAACTTACGGGCTGGTACCGTCTTGAATGTATCAAGAATGTCAGTCGGTTTATTATCGGCAAGCAGTTCAGCTAATACTGCGTCTGGCGTCTCGTACGCGGTATCGCCATCCATAATAGATACTTCGTTTTTAACTGCTTCGATAACCTGACTGCGGTTCATGTTGCGAATTGCACCATTCTCCGCAAGTTTGGTAAGTGCATTCAGCACCTGTTCTTTGGTGGCTACTTTATTTTCCGTAGTAGCTTTCCTATCTGGTTGTGTGACCACTTCGGTCTCCTTTTCTTCCTTAAGTTGATTTCGCAGCTTTTCTGCTGCTTCGTTTACGATTTTTTGTAGCGTTTCGGTGGCAACTGTTAGGTTTACTACCGTTGGCTCGGTTTCTTTGTGCTCGTCATCCTTATCTACAGAGTTCTTTGCGGTGATCTTTGCTTTTGGCTCGGCTCCTGCATAAACTACTGAGACTTCGATGATGTGAGCGTTTTTGAGTGTGTCGAAATCGTCTTCGTCGCTGTAGCCACTACCCCAATCGGTGGTAATAGATACATCTGTGAGTTCGTTATCTAGCACTCGTTGGCGTGTTTCTTGGGCTTTATCACCCTTGAACCACTCCGCTTGCATCTCGACAAGCTCTTCGTCGCCATCAGAGATCAATCGTGCTTGGTAGATATTGCCTACTTTTTCGTCTGTGTCGCCTTTATGGTTCAACATCAGAGGTATAGCTACTTCTTGCCACTCGTGAGATAGCGTATTAAAGTCGCCGTTCGCATTTTGAGCCTGTAGTGTGCTAGTTTCATAGGTCCAGCCGTTGAGGTTCTTAACGTTTCGAGCTGCGATAAACGTGATCTCGCCGTTTGATTTCTCTGTGTCGACGGCACTTGTCGCAAACTTTGGTCGTTTGGACATTGCATCTCCTTAGAGTTTTTAGAATTTGAGCTATATCGAGCTATCTATTTTTAGTGTAAACAATCCGTGCGAGTGGGTATAAAAAAATCGACCTCCATTGATTGAGGTCGATATATTGTAGAGTGAGCTTAGCGCACCCCTCCATATTCAATGCGCTTTTTCTTACGCTTGAATATTGTTATGAAAAATCTCATAACTTCTCCCGTTTTTAGATTGATATAGTAGGACATAGCCCTACTATCTATTAAATAGAGGCTGAATTATATCAGTAGTCGCACTCGATTAGCCCAAACAAAGTACCCCTCGGCGTCTTTTTCTAAGAAATCCCACTGGTACGCCATAGTTAACCTGAATGTCGTACCATCCTCTAGCGAGCAAACCCCCTGAGAGCCGCTGAGAGCGTCGATAGTGTCTTTTAGGTACTTGATGTTATCTATCGACTTAGTTTTGTCTTTACCGCGATAATAAATATCAAACTCGGCGGCATCCACTCCATTAAACCGTGAATCCGTTGGCGAATCAGCTACCCATAACCCACCTTTGTCTAGTGGGATTTCCAAATAGAATAAATCCTTATCTTTTGTGAGCGCAGTGAGCTCATCCAGTATTTTTATCAATGTGTTACCCATCAAAAGTTCCTATCGAAATATTTATCTACGTTAGTAATCGATTTCATGGCATTGGTCAGATAATATTTCGTACTTGGATGTAAATCATTCTCGTAGTGTCGACGTTTCGCATAATCTGTGTTAAAACTAACTTCTACAGTTTCACCCGACGCTTTAACATTTACTTTTGCAGATTGTCGCAGCACACCGCTATCTTTTGGCGCTAGTATAACTGCCCGTCTTTTCACGTCATTACCAAGTTTGCCAAGTCCTACAGTCATAGCTTGGTTTACCAGTTTATCTACTCGTGAAAAATCAGTAGACATATCAACTCCACACCGGATCATCGCCGGCATCTTCTATTTGCTGACCAATGGTAGTCTTAATAAACTTACTTACACCTTTATCGAAATCTTTGCCATCTTTACTCAACTCAAGTACGTACCACTTACCGTCGATCTGTACAAAGTTCCCCACTTCAACATATTGCTTGTCCGATGCTCTGAAATGTACGGTAGTCTGAGTATTCCTATCTTCGCTCTCTTGGATAGCTTCGGTCATACCGTTGCGACGTTTTATAATAGCATCGACAGTCTGTGAGTAAACAGTATCATCGGTAAACGTCCCACGTTTCGTTTTTTTAACAGTTACCTGCTCGATTGAGCTCTTGAATAACTTAAAAATATCCATAGTCATGTCGCTGTTCAGGAGTTACGCTGATAATAATCGGATTACGGATGTAAAAGCTCCAAACACCGCGCACTGCGTCGTAGAAACTGCTGCCAGCTTCGTCGCTATCTTTAAACGTTGTCGAGGAATCCTCAATCTTTTTACTCTGAACACTTGAGTTATCTGCAATATCAGCAAAAGGATTATCTTCAAGCCATTTCAGTAGATCGTCTACTTCAGTGGTGAAAGTATCATTTCCCCATGCCGCAGTTATGGACACCTCAGGCTGACATTTGTCGTTCAAAACTATTTCATTGAAATAAGGCGTTCGTTGACTACCGTTGAAACGTGTTGTCAATGTACCTGTGTATCCATCAATCACAGGCTTATCTGTGAACAGGTCAGTATAGATAATACCGTCAACTACTCTGTAGGTGCGAACGCCAGCAGTAGCACTACCAATCCCGTAGCCTAATATTGCTTCGGCTCTATGAAGTGTATTGTCGGAATATGCCATTATAATCTCTCCACTAGCTTTAATTCATGCGCCAAAAGCTCATTTGCACGATCATTAGAGGCTGCGAATACTTCACCAAGTAACCGATGCTTCTTTGCTTTTAGATCGTTAAATGTCCTCATGCACCTCATTATAGCTGTGTCGTTTAGTGAATTATAATGCTCATCCAGTGCCATATGCCAGTATGGTATCACATCTCGACTATCTAACGGCTCAACGTAAACAGCTTCGAGATCGTTATATTTTGGCACTTCACCCTTTGCACCAAGTACTTGCGCCTCCATTAGACAACGCCCCTCGGCGATTACTCTTTTGTACTTTGCCATTTCTCTTAGCAAAGCATCTCGCTCTAAATCGCTAAGTTGTACGACATCTTTTGGTAGCGAATCAAGATAATCTTTTTTAAACGCCCAGGCATTTCCTACATAAGCTATGTCTTTTGTTTTCTTGCGTTTGAATTGTTTTACATATTGAGTGTCGATACTGAGTGGCACATATGCCGCTCTCTCACCATATGACTGCATATTCTCGACCGTCGAGTGTTTAGAGCATACCCATAGAATGTTTTTATTAAAGAACCGGCCATAGCTTTTTTTGCTTGTCCGATTATCATGGCATACAATAGCTGCTCCATCAGGCACTTCATAAGGCTTATATAGGCTCGCCCCAGCGGTTACGATGAATAAGTGGAGGTCTACTTCTGGTAGAATTATATCTTCGAGCTCTCGAGCGTACCAGTAGGACCCATTGTTGCGTTTAATACCCTGCTGGCTATACCATGATTTGAATCTTTTGGTGTTAGTACCAACTACATACATACTTTTATTATGTCCAATCCGTTAAAGCAGCTCATCAGCAGTAGCCCATTGCACAACTTTCACTTCTGGCGTATAGAAACATAGTATCGTACCGTCCGCCTTGTCTGGCGAGCGATAACCACGCTTCTTATAGTCGTCTTTACTCTCAACGCCACGCCGACCTTGTTTATCCATCTTCCACTGACGGTTCGATAGCTCAGTTAAAAGATCTTTGTCGTTTTTGATAGATATTTCATCGATAACTTCTTGCATATAAAACCACGCTTCGCTGATGAGATTAGGGTATTTATCCGAGTTGCTAGCCTTAGAGCCGAAATTGATGGCCATAACATTATAACCACGCTTGATCATTTCATCGGTAACGCCCCCGCCAACACCCGTGTCGTCAATTTTCATCAGTGTTTCTTTATTCATATCAGCGAAGTTTTCTAGTAGATCGCATACTTCAGTTGTACGTTTCTTGGTAAATTCCTCGCGCTTGATCTCTTTCAGACCTTTACGCATCACAAATTCAGTGCGATCGCCGCCCATGCGCGCCACGTCCACGCCGATTTGAAGTTCGCCCTCATCACTAACTTCGCGGTTCATAGCTTCCAGCACTCGACCGACAGTAAGAATATTCTTGTCGGAGGTGTTCATTGCTTTACCTAAGTAGTCATGCGCGTATTCTTCGGGGTGATTTAGACGTGATTGTTCGATTTCATAGAGTATTTCACCGCTCAACCAGCCGTTCTTTTGTGCGATGGTATAGTCAGTTTCGAGATGCCACACATCTTTGCGCTTATTATTCACGAAATAATCTATCACTGGATCCAGATCAGTCAGCCTGTTTAACGTCCAAATGATTTGCGAGCCTGGTTTACGCACTGTAGGCACGAGTATACGTATAGAGTTGCGCGTGATTACCTGAGCTTCATCAACCCATACAAGGTCTATGCCCTCTAGTGATTTGATAGTCGTTTCAACATTTCGATCTAAGCCTTTAAATATGAAGTTGGAGCCAGTCTCAGTATTTATAATGGTATCTTTAGTCCACGTGAAGTCGCTGAATCCATACAGAGCGATGAGGTCTAATAGTAACTGATAAGAACTATCCCCGATATTCTTCTGGAATTGACGTAGACATGCTATGCGTATCTTGCCGGCCCTAGCCCTGAGTAGGAGCGCACGTGCAGCTGTATGCGACTTAAGAGAATATCGACCACCCTCGATAACCGCATGTCGCCACCAGCTATCGAATAATGGGCTATACTCCCTTGGTATCTGTACGTTTACTTTTTCCATTTGTAAACTCCACTAAAGCAATCTTTGGCGCGAGAGTGCCATCTTGATTTGATAGGTCTATACTCTCTTTTGGCTTTCCATAAAGCATCTCAGTAATTTCTTTGATCATGCGCCAATCTGCTTTGAGAGTAGCCGTCGCGAATTGACGGATTAACTTCGCTTCATTAGGATCATCGATAATTTCCTGTAGTTCTGCTTCACTTAACGATGAGGCTTTTTCAATCTTGTAGCGTAGGGTATCTGATTTTTTCCATGCGCCATTATTACGATTTTGGGGGTTATCAGCGAAACCGCCCTTGCCAGTAGGGTTAGGGGGTGTCTTAACTTGCTTTGTAGTTGTCATACCTATTTACTATTCTAGGTAATCCGTCCCTATCACCGTTTACCATTATCAACATGAGTTAAGTGATAAAAGAAACAAATATTGCATTGATAAACAAATATCGGCTTCTTCCTGCTCGCCATGGACTTATCTGCGATCTCTTGAGCATGTTTGTAAGTAACATATACTTTCTTGTTCAAACATTGACTATTTATAGATTTAGAATTTCCTTTTATTCCATATTCTAGATAGCTTTTGGCTCTTTTTCTTGCCTTTAGCATATCTTGTCTTCTTCTATTGAATGACGTCATAAGATACAATATTTCAGTCTTTCCTCTTCAAATCGCTTCGACTCTTCGATGGCTCTTTCGAACCGCTCACGTCGCACTGATTGCATTTGAACTGATTTGCCACAATCTCCTATAAGATCATTAAAGTTTGATATTTGATGGTTGCGAATTTTTCGTACAATCTTACGAAACGTTTTGCCGCCATTTGAGTTGATAATTCTTAGCTCAAATGATTGCAGTGAAGTCGACACAAATACATATGACGTTTCTCCTATATCGATAACTGCAAACATTGTATCTCCACAAAAATACATTTCACTTTGAGGCACTACTTCCACCGCAACCCTCCACTTCTCTGTGAGACGCCGGAAGAAAAAGTTTACTCATCAAAGAAAGTTATCAGTATTCTAGTTTTTGGAATACTTGAGGTGATCCGGTCGTCTCCCGATAAGGTGCTAGGCGCGCTAATGGGAGTAAGCTCGCCTCACAGAGAAGTTGAATTATATTAATATAAAAAAGCCCTCAATAATGTCCTCGGGGTCAGCTTTGGACAAAACTAAGAGCTTTTTAATAAGTCAATTCTAATTGTGTGTACGTGGATACTCTTACTATACACCACCGATAGCGTTTATGCAATATATTTTAGAGATTTTACGCTATATGTAGCGGTGAAGTTATCCACAGCCTAAAAGGGTATACCCGATAAATCCACCGGAGTATCCAAATCAACCTCTTCTGACACAACCTCTTCCTTAGCCTTTGATCGTAAGAATCTAAAGTCTTTG